CATTGGATAGGAAGTTCCTTCCAACAGGTTTGGCATTCCCGCTCCCAACCGTGCCAATGCATTTTGAAAGGCATCTCTTACCGATGTCCGTACCACCGGTTCAGAGGATGCCCGCTGCCTGTTTCGTGTTCGATTGTTGTTACGATGCATTTGCCAGCCTCCTTACCGGAATAATTGTATTTACAAAATACCGGATCGCATCCGGTCCGTGATCATTTACTTTGAGCGGTTTCTCTTTCCCGCTTTTCTGCTGCGCTTTATCATCCCATACATAGGATTTCATTTCTTTGATGGTATTCTGACAGTTCTTTTTGTGGAACCTCAGCTTTCGTTTGGTCAGCATTGTTGATACATTTCTTATCCCTTCCAGCACCGAGTTATCCGCATTAATGGTCTCCGGTGTTTCTTTGGACCGCATTCCTCTTACCCGAAGTTCTACTTTAAAACTGGCAGCAGACGGATCAATGATAATAAAAAGAGGATTCTTGAATCCGCTCTTTACGAACTCTTCAAGATCCTCTGCATATTGTGAATTATCTTTTTCTTTACCCACTGCACGGCTGTCATAATAGTATTCCCGGGTGACCCAGGCTACATCTCCGTCATCATAGATATCCAGGAACACCATGGGATTGACTGTGCCGTAGTCAATGGCAATGTACCGCCTCATACTATCTTTATTCAGCCGAATCCATTCCAGCTTCTCATCTCCAAACAGGTTATGCTCATCGTCCCAGGCATCTTTGTAGATTGCGCCTTCTGCAATAACCCACAATCCCTGGATAAACCGCTGAAAAAACACTCCGCTGTACATGGATCGGTACCGCTGCCGGGTATCTTCCGACAATGACAGGTTATCATCCATCAGGAAATGCAGATGAAGAAGTTTCTTGTCTGTAGCTTTTTCAATCCAGTTTTTCAAGAACCAGTGAAGCGGGCTTTCCGGATTGCAGTTAAACCAGAGCTTGGCCCCTTCTACAGAACACCGCCCTGTCGCCTGATTCACGAATGATTCCGGCATGAGTGCCACTTCATCCAGGAATGTGCCGGCTGAGGTGATCCCCTGAATCAGATCTTGAGAGCTTTCATCCCGGCCTCCAAAAATGTAAAAGTAATTCTCTTTATCTCCTTTACGGATGGTGGACAGGTTTTCCGTCCGCGATTCTTCCACTCCATATCCATGGAGAAGGAGCACTGGTTTCAGCCATTTCCATACATTTCTGCGGAAAGCTCCCACTGTCTTACCACACATGGTGAAATTCTGCCGGTCAAAGGTGTCCATGGCCCATATAATGAAGGATACCGCCATAGATACGGTTTTCCCCGCGCGGATGGATCCGTCAGCTATGATCCCGTTATGGTCTTTGTATGGCGAGGATTTGCACCACCAGGTAAATACCTGCATTTGTTTCGTTGAGAACTTCTCAAACCGGATCACCGGCTTCATTATCCTGTTTATCGTCATCATCCCAAATATGATCTCCTGATTTTTTCAGTGCATCCACTAATCCGTCATCTTCACCCGCTGCCTGCGGTCCTCTGATCTCCATCTTCAGCTTCTTAATCCGTAATTTCTGCTCCTTCGTGGCCAGTCCGGAATGGCACATTTCTTCATATTGCTTAATCATGCCTGTAAGTACCTGCATAGCCCGGGACTGAGCAGAAAGAAATGCAGTCTCTTTATCCTGTGAAAAGAGAACTGCATATCCATCTCCTGATTTACCATGCCGGTTGTGGATTCCTGTATGATCATCACGGTCTTTGACATAAAGCAGTTTCTGCGCACGCAGAATAGCTGCATATTTCAGACAGATGTTATCCCATAATAGATCAATCGGAGACCGATGTTCTATCTCTTCTACAATTTCCAGCGTTTCCGGAGGAAGGTATCTGGAAAAGAGTCCGTGCTTTTCCGCCCGGTTATTGCGCATCGGCGTACTGGGCAAATGTCCCCTTGCATTATCATTGTGAAAGGGTGCACCCTTTTTTGATTTGGATGCACCCTTTTTTGCCTGGTCCCGCTGCCAGTTATTCCGTTGTTTCCATGACTTCACCGTATTCACGGAGACTCCATATTTCTCCGCAATTTCCCTGTATGTCAGGCCTTTCAGATAGTCATTATAGGCTCGATCTCTATCGGTCATTTACATGTTCACCACCGCCCTATTGTTCTGTTTTGTTTTTAAAAAATCATTTTCTGAGACTCAATGATATGAACTTAAGTCTACCAATCTTTGAGTCAATTTTTCAGTCTTTTTATTTTTCAAGAATGACTCTATATCATATAAATTTAGCATGTCTTTATTCAATTGGTTCTTCATCCTTGTTTTTATTTCTCCAAAATCATTATATTTTTTTACTATAATTCTAATTAATTCTGCATCTTTTATATTTTCTAATTTATAAAGCATAATGTTGAGTTTTTCTAATAGCTGATTCATTTCAGGACTTATCCAAATAGAATATGCTGCGATTTGCAACATTGTCTTTTCTCGTTCAAGAATCTGTTCCTGAGTTGCAATCGACGGATAGTAAGGTTTTTGATCTGACGTAACGGTTGTCCATGAAAACACAAATATCATTTGCTCTATAAATTCATATGCTTCTATTCTTTTTTGCAATATCTTCTCATAATACGAATGCTTATAATCAATATTTTTCGTCTTCGTTAATGCCATGTATGATATGCCTCCAGTAATTATCACAGCCATTGCAGATATACATGCACTAATTAAAGCTACATTTATCGTCATAATTTGATTATCCATTATGATATCTCTCCTCTCTATATGCTATCATAGTATCATAAAAGCCGTCCTACTGGACGGCTCTCTTCATACTTTCTTGATTTTATCATAAACAAAATTTTTAATGCATGCAAGTGACATTTAGTGACATTTAGTGACATTTGATGACACTTTCTCTAAATATTTTTCAAAAAAGTGAATTAATCCAGAATCATGAACACGAAACATATTTCTCCAAGCTACTTTTTTCATCTCAATATTGATCGTCACCCAGTCCTCCATGAGCACGTAGCGCTTGTACAGAAGCGTCGCCTGGACATTGTCTTCCAGTCCATTGATCTGATCTCTGATCCGGTTCAGCGTCGTTTCCAGCTCTGTGATTTTAGCCTGCAATTTCAGCTGCACATTATCTTCTTTATTCATACGATCCGCCAGATCGCTGATATTTGAAGAGCTGACAGGTTCTGACTCATAAGATATCCCTGACAACGGCTGCGCCGCCTTGGCCAGGTCTGTTTTAAGCGTTTCAATCCTTTCCGAAAGCATATACGCCTGGGAGAGGTATTTCTTTGTCTGATCTATTTTCTTCCGTTCTTCTGCGGTTCTCTTCATCGAATCCCTCCTTCCCTATATTCTTTCCCTGAGTTATGGTCCCGCAGAATGAGATGGCCTACTATCTCAAAGTCATGATTCTTTGCCATGGCCTTGATTGCCAATATTATTCTCACTGCTTTCAACGCTCTCTTTTTCTGTTCCGCTGCCAGTCGTTCTCGCTCCGCTGCCCGTGCTTCTTTTCGGATGTTCTCCGCTGCCTCTCTGTATGTCGGATCCGGATCTATGACAACTATCTGTCTCATTCCCTCTTTTTTCATAATCTCTCCTTCATTTTTGCATAGCATTCAGGACAATAGATTTTATGGTTGATAATCCCCGCTCCCCTAGAAAGTGATTCTTCATCAAGATGTTCATTCGTACATTCATGGTTTGCGCATGGCAGCCACCATCCATGATTTATATATTCCTCTGCGGGGATTTCACTGTCTGCATATTTATCAGCCCACGGGATCCTTTTCACTCTTATATCGATAAAGTTTCCATCCTGTTCACACATGATTTCATATTTGGCCTTACCCTCCGTTTCAGCATAAATGATCATTGAAGATCCATCAGACTCATCATCCCACTCATATGCTTTCAATACTTTCTTGTCTGCCATGATTTGATTTCACCCCTTTAAAATCCAATGTCTATCACCTTTACTCATGTTTTTCCATTTATCCGCATCCATTTCTGTTCCGCAATCTGGGCAAGCAAAATCTTGTTTATTTCGCTTCATTAGTGCTCCCCAATTAGGACAAATTGGTACATGCTGATCCCGTGCCTGTCTCCGTGTTATTTTCCTTCCGTAATTCATAAATTACTATTTCCTATAAATTCCTCATGCTGCCAATTCCACATCCCCTGTTTACCCCTAGCAGGAATCGGTTCTCTAAAGAGCTTTATGTTTCCCAATCTCCATGCATATCTTCCTTCCGTAAAGTCCCCTAGCATTAATTCTGTTCCAGATACATATTTCGGATCTTTATCGGCAATGCTTGGTATTAATTTAGCCGTTTTTCCATCGCAATTAGTCACTTTCAGGCAATCGACTAAATCAACTGTTCCTAAGACTACTCCATATTGCAAGTTATCCAGATCTAAAAGTGGAGAGACGATATCCATGAAATTTTTATATGCATCGTATAACGGATGATATTCATACCCATTTGATGCTACCGGAAATCTTTCTCTCAAAAATTTCCGAAATGTCTCTTTCCCGGCATGGATCGCTAACTTTCCTCTATATGATGTTTTCCAACTTCTGGTTTCATAATGTTTCAGGTCTGCCATGATTAGACTGGCCCATGGCTGCTTAATTGTCAGTGCTTCCATCTCTCTGCTCCTCTCTGTGCCTGCAATCCTGACATACCCACACTTTCCCTGACTTTTTCATGTTTGCTCCGCAACGCGGACACTTCTTCTGTTCTCTGTTCTCTCTTCACCCTTCCGCTCCTTTCCGCTGCCCCATAGCTGCATAGATCTTGGCAATTCCTATCCCTATCTTTGTTAGTTCCCTATCTTTTTGATATAGGTGATTCTGGTTCATCCTGGCATGTTCACTCCGTGTAATCAGCATCAAATTATCCAGGCTGCAGTTTTTATGATCTCCATCCAGGAATGTAATGACTTTCCCTTTCGGTATCGGTCCATTCTCCCGCTGCCAGAGTAAGATGTGTTTCTGTTTCCATTTGTTCGGGTCTCCAATTTTTACCCAGATATATCCGTCGCCTTTCATGAGTTCTGTTCCTATGGGCAGGTAATTAACCGGACGGTGCCCTTTCTGGAATTTTGTTTTCCCTCCTATATTGCTCCCCGGGAATTTCTTTCCTTTATTCGCCGGTATGTGTCCTTTGGAAAATTGTCCTGTAAGCCCGCTGATTCCAAGACGGTGGTTTGCTTTATATGATTTGAACTGCTGCTTTGTCAGATAGATCCCAAATTTCCAGCCCATGATCATAATGACATTGATACCCGGGCGCCCAGGGATGATTTCTCTCAGGTATTTCTGCTGCTCTTTATTTAGTATTTTTTTGTGTCCCATCGTCTTCACCTGCCGTCAGCATTTTGGGGAGATTGTGTGATGACTTCCAGCTGATTTTATCATCCTTTGCCACTGCTACACGGAGCGCTAGATCTGCATTGTCTATAATGTTCCTGGCTACGTCAGTAACTGCTTTACTTCTTTTTATTTCTTCTGTCAGTGATTCATCTTTCAATTCCGGATTGTTCAGTCTCTCCAGCTGTTCAAATAAGATATCATGAAGGTCATTAATTGTTTTCCCCATGGTCCAAGCCTCCTTATCTACATATCAGCGCCGCTGCCAGCGCCAGCAGAAATACAAACAGCATCACTACCCATATCCGTGTTATTAGATCTTTCATGGCTTATACCTATGTACACAATCCAGTTTTGAATCAGGTGTGGATTTCCAAATCTCAATTCCCTTCGCCCGGGCGAAGGCATACTCAGCACAGCATCCTCTGCTCCGCTGCCAGTCTCCTGACATTACTATGTGCTGACAGTATCTCAGCAGGTCCAGGCACATATCCAGCCCGGGGATATAGTCTTCGTCTCTGTATGCCAATGGCGCAAAGTTGTGGAGCGGCGAGATGACCGTCGACTCCGGATGCGCTGCCTGCAGCTGTCGGAAGATGTCTCCAGTCGATTCCACTGCTTCCGGATCCCCGCCGTATGGATGTGACAGATAGACCAGGCCTTTCAGTTCATAGATTTTATTCATTGTCTTTCTCCTTTTCATCCAGTCTATTAATCTCCGATATGATGAGTCCCGCTGCCCGGATAAGATTCTTCCGACGGCTCTTCGTTGTTTTAATCGGCTGCCTGTCCGCTTCCTGGTTTTTCATCCCCAGAATATAGGCAGTCACTGCCAGGTACATCCCCCGGGGTGTCATGTCTTTAGCTGGATGATCATGAGCTTCCTGCACAACTTCCAGTTCCCCGTTCGTCATGCTGTTGCACAGGTCACAGTATTCATCTACTGTCTGCAGTTTATTCATCTTCTTCCTCCTGGTACCGTTCCTCTGTATCAAGATTTGTCGTGCTGGGGAACAGTTTCATCTGGGCCCGCTGCCCGGATACAAACATTTCCGCTTCTTTCAGAATGTCCTGAACCATCTTATCTATCGGTGTATCTCCACCATTCGGTATGCCTCCTATGGCTATGGCCGGAGTATAGAGCATATCATTGACCGTAATATATCCTTTTACACTGTAGGCTTCGATGTATCCCTTTTTGTATTTGATATTCAGTTCGTTGACAGCTATGTTAATGTCCTTGCTGCACTTCTTTCCGTCAATCTGCATGATCTGCCAGGCTAACCGGTCAAATGCTTTTTCCATTTCCGGTCTCGGCTTTTCTTCTGATTTCAGCGTGATCTCTTCATCATTGTCACTGATATAATTGATTACTATTGGGCATCCGTATTTAATCTTCTTTATGTCCATGGTTTTCCTCCTCTTTTAAAACTTTCCGAAATTCCTGTTCGCTCATTTTGCTCAGCTCCAATGGATCCTTTAGCTTGCACCTCGGCGTAATATACAGTTTGAATCTCCCACTGCCGCTAAGGATCCAGCCACGCTTTTTTAATTCCATCTTTCTCCTGTACCATTGCTCTGTCATGGTCGCCCCCTTTCTGTCATTGCCGGCTTAATCTCTTTCTTGACTATTTTCTGTTTCCTGGCTTCCGGACGGACTTGTCTCTTTTCTTCTCTTGCAATTTTGATTAATCTATAGAACTGGAATGGATATCCATCTGTGGTGTATCCGTTTTCCATCTCAGCCAGCTGATAGCCTTTCGGTGCCTTTGGCTTTTCAGACCATTTCCGGCTGTAGATTGTCTGTTTCCTGATTTTCGGCTGCTGCAGGTTCTTACTGGCGCACCAACGTAATTTTTGTATGCTGTCTGGATCCCGTATTGATTCATCTGTCTCCTTAAGCAGATACCATGCTAACCGTTGGCAATCTTCTGGGCTCCCGTCAAAAAGTCTGAAGCTTCTGTAGTTCAATCGGGCCCATGGCCATAGTTCTCCAATTTCTTTCCTTCCAATTCCTTCCACCGCATTCAAAATAAGATGATGATGGATCCGATGTCCCCTGTATTCTGTGACATAGATATATTTCAGTTCTTCTTTCTTTTTCCGGTATTTGCTCCTCAGCTGCCGGATGAATTTCCTAATTCTCTCCAGCGCCGTCCCCTGATCTGGTTCCGGTTCTGCATAGGTGAGATCAATCCGGTAATCATCTCGTCTGAAGTTCGTCACAATTAACCGGTATAATTTCTCTTTGGCTCTCCGGCTGTTTCCTTTTTGGACGGCTTCTTCTGTTTTTTGGTAGTTGGCTGCCCGGGTATGTTTTCCGCCTAATCTGTAGGTGTGATATTTTTTGATTTCCCTGATCCCGGGCGCTGTAAATATTTCTTTTCTGTACGGCATGGCATTCCTTCTTCCGTCCGAAGAATAATAGCTATATCAAGAAGGGAAAAGGGCCGTAAAGCCCTTGTTTCCTTGCTTTTTTCATGCCGCATCTGTTATAATATGTATGTCTAATTGTGCTGCGGCACGTTTCCGTCAGGACCCTAATCCTGACGGATTTTTCTTTTTAAACAGTCTCTGAACCTTTGCTCTCTGTTTCATCCCCGTCAATATCCGCTCTATCCGGATTTGGCGGTCTTTTCTTTTCTGAATCTGGATAGAGCCGTATGTGCATTTCCAGCGTTTGTTATACTGACAGTCCTTGCAATGACGGTCACATACATTGCCTTTGTGCAGTTGGCAGTGCATCACACAGTTTCCCGGGGCTGTCATCTTTCTCCCACATACTGGGCAGATCATGTTTTCATACATAATTCCACCGCTTCAGGTTGGGCATGTTTACTTTTCTCTTATGATTTCGCTGTTCTCTCTCCGCAAAGGAGTAGATCTGGTCAAGTTCCTGGCTATGTCTATACCTCCATGCTCTGACGGCGCTGCACTCCAGGTATACTGTCATTCTTTCTGAAAGCTCCGCTGACAAGTCCGGATCATCGCCATGCATCTGGTACCGGTGCACTCCATATGCCAGGTGGATCAGGTTTTCTTCCCGATCCGGGCCGCCGGATCCCTTGTGCATCACATGGTGCACTTCCGCATCTTCTCCCTGGCGCGGCGGATTGATTCCAATGATTTCACGGTATACAACCTCCAGTTCATGATCACGATGCTTCACCTGTTCACACAGCTTCCGGAAGGCCGATTCGGGAAGCGCAAACCGTTTCTTTTTCGGCAATTCCATATCAACGCCTCATTCTTCTGACCGGATGCAGATCTTCTTCCGGCACGTCAGTCTGCAGATTACTTATTCCTATGATCCCGCCGTAGCGCACAATGTCATATACAACCCGGACACCGCCTCTTACTTCTGCCATTGGATCCCATATGACTTTGGCTGCATGTACTGTCATCGCTTTTTTCCCCTGCATCACTGTTTCACCCGGCCAATACCGGCACAGTCCTTTTAATTCCCGCATATCACTGCCCTCTCGGGAAAGTCATGTAAACCAGATAGATTACTGCAAATATTGCTGGAAGACCGATCCCGAAAAACATCCAGCGCCAAAATTCAGCCGCTTCCTGTGCTTCTTTCGCTTTTATCCGAAACTGATCCTGTTCCTGGGCACGGACCCCCATCATCCAGAGCCGTGCCTGATTTCCCGATGTCATAGCTGCCGCCTGGGATCCTGCTGTTTCAAGAGTTGTTTTCATGCCTGTCTCCTCCGTCTATTTTGTTTTACCCTTTCCAGTACCACTGACTGATAATCTGGCATACCAATTCGCATCTCTGCCCTTTTTCCAACCCAGTCGCGGAACTCTCTGACTGGAATTACATAATTTTTCCCGTTAGAGAACACAGGGAAGCTTTTATCGTTATCAACCCAGTCTTTTATCACGGTGTATCCCACACCAATCAACTCTGCCGCCTGCATGAGAGAAACGGCTATTTTCTTTTCTACCGGAAGATGTTTTTCAATCATTCATTTCATCCCCTTTCTTATGTTAGGACTTTGAAGGTATCGTGTTTTTAGAGACATAATCTAACACCTTTTCAAAAACAATAGGTATCAATGCGATAGGAATTTTATATTTCCTTAAAATCTTGCTGATTTCAATCACGGGTGCACTTGTATTTATTGTGTCCATCTCTTTCATCTTTTTCATCTCCCTCCGCTTGTATAATAATTTCTCACTTTAAGTGTACTTATGGGGTAAAAAAAAGTGCCTCAATACTCACATTGTAATATTCAGCAATGGCGGCTTTTACTTCATCTCTAGGTATACGTTTACCAGACTCATACATAGCCAAAGCCGATACACTGATATTTACTGAATCCGCAATCTCTTTTTGTGTTCTATTCTTTCTCAGTTTTACCAATCTTTTTGCTATGGTCTGTCTCTTAGCAATCATAAAGATCCTCCCTTCTTTGTTCACTCACAGTGTATATCAGTCTCTCTCTCTTGTCAACACTTTAAGTGATTTTTATTATTGATTTTATTCACTTTACGTGATAACATTATTCCATAAGGTGGTGTTTTGAATGAATTTCGCTGAATCTTTAAAAAAACTCCGTATACAAAAAGGACTTACTCAAGAAGACTTAGCTGAAAAAATGGGAATGGCAAAAAGCAGCATAAGCATGTATGAAACTGGAAATAGGAAACCAAGTTTTGAAGTGTTGGAATCATTTGCTGACTTTTTTAACGTAAATATGAATATCCTTACTGGAAGCCAAAAAGAAAAAGGCATCCGTATCCCTATTTTAGGTCGCGTTGTTGCAGGTATTCCCATTGAAGCCATTACAGATATAGATGGATATGAAGAAATTACTCCCAAGTTGGCTGCTACTGGTTCATTCTTTGCTCTCCATATCAAGGGGGACAGCATGTCCCCTTATATGCTTCCAAATGATATTGTAATCGTACGCTGCCAGGAAGATGTGGAATGCGGTGATATCGCTATCATCTTAGTCAACGGTGATGAAGCCACTGTAAAAAAGGTGCAGAAATCAAAAGAAGGCATCACCCTTATTGGAATGAATCCTTCTGTCTATGCACCCCATTTTTATACCAATCAAGAAATACTGGAACTTCCCGTCAATGTAATAGGCAAAGTGGTAGAGATCCGACGCCCGCTGCCTTGATAATAACTGTAAAAAGGAGAATCCTCTATGAAAAAAATATTCAAATTCTTATTGTGGTTTATTATCTTGGCCTTCATATTTCAGCTATTATCATCTATAGTGAAATCAGGTGCATTTTCTTACATTGTAGCCGCTTTAGTAATATTTGCAGCTTATAAAACCCTACTACCCACATATATGAAAAAGAAAAAAAGGAAATTTGAAATTCAAATTTCCCCTTATATACGGCAATATGCATCTGCATATACAAATATATGGAAAGTATGGCCAACATCAATTACATTATCGGAATATGATTATAAATCCATACGAAATCTGATCGAGAAAGAACATCACATTGATTCTTCAATTTTATCTGAAACGGACTTCAAGCAACTTGTTGACTCAACAATTGACCAATCGGGATATGAATTATTTAAATCAAGCTTTTTATCAGCAATTCCCTCTTTACCTATGATTATCACCAAAGATTTTTTAGAAGAAGAATATTATAAATTATTTGAACAAAATCTATTTTATATTCCATTTTTCCTGCAATTATTAGGCGAATACAATATTACTTCCTCTAAATCGGACCTACAAAATGATCTATCTTTGTTGAATGAAAAACATGCAATTATACAACGATCCGAAGCTATTAAAGATGCCATTACTGCCAATGGATCACTATTGAAAAATATAGATATCAATTATATAGATTCATTATCTGGCATTGAATTTGAGAACATACTAAAGCTATTATTTTCTCAAATGGGCTATTCTGTGAAATTAACCAAGGCTTCTGGTGACCAAGGTGCTGATCTCCTTCTTTCTAAATCTGGAATAGAAAAAATTGTTCAAGCAAAATGTTATCATGATAAAGTATCCAATACAGCAGTACAAGAAGCTGTTGCAGCAAAGGCATATTATAAATATCCTCAAGCTACAGTTGTTACAAATAATTATTTCACTCAAGGCGCTAAAGATTTAGCGAAAGCTAATAATGTAGAGTTAATCGACAGGGACCAATTAATTAAATTACTGAATTCGCATCCTATTCCAACTTAAAAGAAGGCTGCTTAGTGTTGGAGTGATGGGCGATTCGATCGTAAAACACTCCATATCAGGTAGGAGGAGAATGATATGAAAAAATTTTTATTCTGCATACTATTGATTTTATGCTTTCCTTTTGTTTCTTTTGCCTTAAATGAGTACGGACAATTCTATAAAGGAGATCCGAACTTCCCAATAATATATGGTCATATGGGGCAAGGCTACTATCTCGATAAGAGTTCTGCAGTTATTTTGAAAAATGACGCACAAGGATTGGTATTTGCGATTAATATTTTATCAGTTAATATCGATAAAAATTTAGATAACTTCAAGGTTACAACCTGCAAATTTTATAAGCCGTCAAGTACAGATGTCTACACGGTATATGAAAAAATAGGATCAGCGCAGACATGGACTCCCCTAGATCTGGCGGATACACATGGATCTAATTTATATAGCAGAGAAGCTTTTTTGAAGGGTTGGGAAGCTGCTACTGGTTTTTCATATGGGCTACAATAAAAAAAGACCGCCCGGCACTGGCATGCCAAACGGTCAACTGTAAGGAACCCGTCTCAGGGCTGATTACTGTTCTATTATATCAAATCAGCCCTTATTTTTCGATAGGAGCTGATTTTTTTATGGTAAAAAGAAAAATCCGTGCTGATGGCCGGTATGAATCCACCTTCTCCATCAATGGAAAGAAAAAACATTTCTATGGCTCTACCCTGAAAGAGGCCCGGAGAAAACGGGATGATTATATAGCCATGATGGACAGATGTCCTCTAGCAAATCAGCGTGTCGGCCTGGGGGAATGGGTAAACGCCTGGCTTGAAACAATCAAGTCAGATATCGCGCCAACTACGCTTGCCAGTTATACCGGTCTGTTGGGAAAACATATCATTCGGTCGCAGATCGGAGCCATTGCACTTCAGGATCTTACTCCCTCCGTCTTTCGCTCTCATTGGCAGCGTATGATCGATGAGGGTATGTCACCCCGGACCGTCGCCTATGTCCATACAATTACCAGCGCCGCCCTGAAGCAGGCTGTCATGGATGGTATCATTCCTATGGATCCTCTTCTTTATGTCCGCCGTCCACGGCAGGTCCGCAAAGAGGCCAAAGCGCTTACAGAAATGCAGATACGGGAAGTGCAGCAGAGCATACAGGATCCATTATTTCTCCGAATTGTCAATTTCGCTTTGTCAACCGGCATGCGGCGCGGTGAGATTCTGGGACTCCGCTGGGAAGATGTAGACTTTGATAAAGCGCAGGTGTCTGTTAATCAGTCCGTCATACGTAAGGATGGGCAGGAAGTAATATCTTCATCTCTTAAGACAGCTTCCTCAAGAAGGACTATTTCCATTGATTCCAAGACGATAAACCTGCTTCACATACAGAAAGCCTACGACATGCGGATGGAGCTAAAATCGCATGATTTCTCAAATTTAGATCTAGTCTTCTGCAGAGCTGATGGTTCTCCCCTGCGTCAGAACAGTGTTACATTGAAAATGAGCAGAATTTTCAAGTCACTGGGTTGGGATGGTTTTTCTTTTCATTCCCTGCGGCACACACATGCCACGCTGCTCCTGAAGAACGGTGTTCACTTCAAAATCGTTCAATACCGTCTTGGCCATTCTACTTTTCAGCAGACCATGGATACTTATTCCCATGTAACGCCGGAGATGGAATCGAATGTGACATCGGTTACTGAAAAATTCCTATGAAATAACAGAGGTCGTCAAGCGGTCGTCAAATCCGCATAGAATCTTCAAATTTAAATTTGAAAAAAGTGCAATCAAAAACCCCGCCAACAATGACGGGGTCTTGCTTTTCTGGCGGAGAGAGGGGGATTCGAACCCCCGTGACAGTATTCGCTGTCAACATGATTTCCAATCATGCACCTTCAAC